ATGGGAGATCCAGGACGCACGCGCCGGTCGCGTGGCGCATCGCCCGTACGGCGTCGGTCAGGTAGCCCATCTGTCCGGCGTCGTTCTCGTTCAGCCCCACCGTCACGCGCGCCTGCGTGTCGATGATGACCATGCCGACGTCCAAGCGCTTCGCCGCGCCGATCAGCGCCGCCCACCTCCGAGCGTCCGAGACCTGCACCGGGATCGGCAGGAAGAACACGTCGGTCATGCGGCGCTCGTTCTGGATCTCCCATGCCCTCTTGCGCAGGGTGATCCCCTTCGCCCCCTCCGCGACGACGTACAGCACGCGCCGCTTCGCGACGTTCTTGCCCCGCCACGGGATCCCCGACGCGACGTGCCCCGCCCAGTCGAGCGCGACGAACGACTTGAAGCCGCCCGACGGACTGATCAACCAGGTCTCACTGTCGAGGTCGATCAGGTCCCAGATCAGCGGTTCCGGCGGGGGCTGCGCGTCCATCGCGTCGGTGTCGAGCACCTGCGCCATGAGCGCGTCGATGTCCGCGTCCTCCGCCGCGACGTCGGTCCGCTCGGTGACGACCGGTGCCGCCTTCGCCGCCTCCCAGACGCGAGGCTGTCCGGCGCCCGCCGCGATCTGCCGGCGCAGCGTGTCGATCATCGCGTCACGGTCGTGCGGCCCCCGCCACGTCCAACCAGACAGGGCGCCCTCCAGGATCGCGAGCACCGTCGGCGCGGCGAGCTGTCCGGCGCCGACCACCTGTCCCGCCCGGAACGCCAGCGACGCGGCGAGGGGGTTGCCCCGTCCGTCCGGCGCGGCGGCCAGCTCGACCGCGAGCGAGGTCACGTAAGCCATGGCCTCCGCTGCGTCGGCGGCGACGCCCGTACCGGTGAGCACGGTGCTGGGCTGCGCAAACAGGTCTCCCGTGCTCGCCGTGCTCACCTGCGTGCTCGGTGAGCGTCGCGCGGCGACGCGACGCGCGAGGATCAGGCCGGACGTGTCCGTTGCCAATCGTTCATCGAGCTTGGGCTCTACCAACCAGGCGTATGCCCGCTCCACACCGTCCAGCGCCCGGCGCACCGTCGGGCCGATGAACACGAACCCTCGGCCGGTGCCGTCGGGTGCTCCGCCCTGGACGTCGACCCCCCGGTACGGCGTGCTCTTGCCCTGCCCGAGCGGTGCGATCAGATCGTGCGTACCGCCGTTCGGGGTGCTCTGCCTGCCGTAGGAGTACGGGAGGGCGCTGTCGGCCACCATCTCCCGGTAGCCCTCCGTGCCACCGTTGCGCGGGTCGACGTCGAGAAAGTCGACGGCGTGTCCGCCGACGGCGCAGAGCGCCCAACCAGGACGCCACCTGTTCACGACGTCCGGCGTCGGGGTTGAGGTCTCCCACCCCGACGGCAGTTTGAAGCCGATCTTCGTGTCGGGTGCGGGCGGTGCTACGAACACCGGTACGCCGGCCTTCACCAGCTCGCGCGCGATGTCGAGTGCGCGCTCCTGCTCCGGCGTCAGGTTCACATCCGTACCCATTTGCGGTACCTTCCGGTGTAGGTGAGGTAAAGCGTCAGGTGAAGCCCCGGGAGCGTCGACCCGGGGCTTCACTGTCCCTCCGGTCGGACCTGATCCGGCGGAACGACGGCGTATCCCTCCTCCGTGATCAGTTCGATCGCCTCGAGGATCTTCTTCTCCCGGTACTTGCGCGCTCGTGTCGCGCGTGCGTTCGCCGTCTGCTGACGGCGTGCGTCGGTGGTCATGGACGATGATCCTGTCACAGTAAACAATTCATGTCTACTGTGACTCTTGCTCTACAGCCAGTGAGTGCTCGGTAGCAAATCGTGATGCTCACCAGTGAGCATACTATATACTTAATAGGTGGGTGTTATGCTCAGTGCGTGCTCAGTGCGTGCTCAGTGCGTGATCTCCATTTTCGCAGGTCACGGCTTTGCGTGCTCACGCGTGCTCAGTCGTGCTCAGTACGACGGCTACCAATGCTCGCGAAGCGTGCTCAGGGGGTTCTCTTACCCCTGAGCACGCTGAGCATGAGCACCGGATGAGGGTGGGTGAAGGTAGGGAAAATGAAGCTACTAGAAACCTCCTACGTCGCGTATAGTGGACATCATGAAGCTGAGCGGCGACCCGGCACCGGACTTCGGAAGGTCCGGCTACCCCTCCCGGGGGGAGCTGATCGGTCCGGCATGGCAGGCCATGTGGGACGATCTTGCAGAGGACAGGTGGACCTTCGCTGATGTCGCGATCTCCGGCGGCTGCGCCGCCGGCGTCCAACCGAAGACGGCTCTGAACCTTCTTCGGTCGGCGCGACGGGCCGGAATCTTGGAGGTCGAGTACCGCAAGATCGGCAACCCGACGCGTAGGCGGCCGTACTACCGGATCAAGGCAAGCCGGTGACGGCGGAGGCGGGTGACCGGGGAGCGCCCAACCTCCTGGTTGGCTTCACGGTGATGGGGCGGGCGCGGCCGAAGGGGTCGCTCAAGGCGATCCCGTTCCGAAAGGCCGGCGGCAAGATCGGCGTGCACATGAAGGAGCAGTCCACCGACGGGTCGCTCTGGCGCCAACACGTGGCGACGGTTGCGCGGGTGGCGGTGCGCGCCCTGGGCGGTTACGCGGAAGGTGGCGTGACGGGGTTCCCGACCGTGCTGCCGGTCCGGGTGGTCATGCGGTTCGGGTTCGAACGGATCAAGGGCACGACGGTCGAGGGCGCCGAGCACGCGCCTGTGTCCGGGTACTTCGGGGACGTCGACAAGCTCGTGCGCAACGTCCTGGACGCCCTGACCGACGCGGGGGTCTACGCGGACGATCGGTTGGTGACGCGGGTGGAGGCGGTCAAGTGCTACGTCGCCGATGGCGAGACGGCGCACACGACGGTAGAGGTCTGGGAGGACTGGTGAGCGAGACGAGGGACTTCGTGCCGAGCGAGGCGTACGGCACGGGCGGCATCAGCAACGCGCTAGCGGTGGAGCGCCTGGAGCGGCGGTGCAATGAGCTGCGGTCGATGATCGGGACGCTGGAGCGTGAGCTTGGTGAGCTCCGGGACCGGGTTCGCGAACTGACGGAGCGGGTCCCGGACTGGACGGTGCGGGATGAGTGACGCGGTGGTGGTGAGGCCTGGCGACGTGTTGCTGCTGCCTACGGAGCGGATGCTCAACAGAGACGCGAGGTGCACGATCGAGAGGCTTCAGGATTGGATGCCGGGGGTGACGGTCGGCCTCGTGGAGGGCACTCTGATGACGCACGCGGTGATCTATCGGGTGGAGAAGGGCTGATGCCGGACGGGGTGCGGCGTTACTGGGTGGCGTACAGCGGCAAGACGTTCGACGGGCGGCACGTCATCGGTGCGATCGACATCACGTGTCCGGGGATCTTCGGACCGGATGATCTTGATGAGATTGTCCGGATGGTCAAAGAGCGTCGGTCCGAATTCTCGTCCGTCGTCATCACGCACTGGACGGCGTTCGATGGACGTTGACAGCGAGCGCGCGGCGGTGAGGTGGCAGCGGGAGCAAGCGCTGTACGAACTAGGCGGTCTCGGCAAGTGCTGGGTGTGCGGCGGCAGGACCGCTGAGAGGCTCCCTGACGGCCGAAACCGGCATGGTGGGTGTACCGGGGAGGGTTACGTCACGAAGGAGGACGGGAGCCCGTTCAGGGCGCCGGACATTCCTTGGGACACTCCGGGCGTCGCTCCGGATCCGGAGAGGCGTACTGAGCTGGGCGTACTGCCTGACTGGTGGCGGACAATGCCACCGGACAGGGCGACCAGGACGGCGCGGGTCGAGGCGGTCGCTGACGGGAGGCGACCGGAGATCGACCCATGGGTGCTGGGCGCGCCGGACAAGGTGCGTGCGGCGGTGGGCAAGGTGCGCGCGGCAGGCTGGACGGTTTGGACGGCGGCGCTGAACGATGCCGGCGTCGGGGGGCGGGCACGGGTGCTCATGGTGGCGTACCGGGGTGCCGACATGATCGTCCTGCCCTGGGATCAGGGCGTCGACCTGACATGGAAGGGCGGGGCCGGGTCGCATTGGCGGGGCCGGGTGCCGATCACCGGCAAGGCGACGATGACGGCGCTGATGAAGATCATGATGGAGGTGGCGGAGTGAAACCTAACAGCCACCTACCGGCCTTACAGCTTGCGTTATAAGCTTCATAACGTGGGACAACGAGACGGGACGCCGTTGGGCCAGCGACGACACAGGTCGCTGGCCATCCGGCTTTTGGCCGAGGGGAGACTCCCCCAGACCGAGATCGCCAAGGCGTGCGGCGTGTCGCAGCCCGCCATCTCCGTCTTCGCTCGCGACAACGCCGAGGAGATTCAGCGCCTGCGCGAGAACGCGAACGCCGGCATGTCGCAACTGTGGATCGCCGACCAGACGGCGCGCGTCGAGCAGTTGCAGGAGCGCGTGGAGCAGTTGATCGAACTGGCGACGGCGGAGTTGCCGCCGAAGTTCGACGTCAAGGGGTCGCCGCTGTGGGGGCCGAACGGCGAGCCGGTCAGGGACGCGTCGACCCGCGTGGAGGCGATCCGGGAGATTCGGGCGTCGCTGCGCAGCGTGGCCGAGGAGTTGGGCCAGCTCAAGCCGAAGCTTGAGTTGGACGGGCAGACGCTCCGGGTGGAGATCGTCGGCGTGGACATGAACCAGGTGTGACGGGAGAGCGGGCATGGGGATCAGGGAAGCGCTGCGCGCCGTGTCGGCGTTCGGATGGTGGACGTACGGCGTGGCGTGCGTCGGGGCGTTCTGCGTCGGCTACGTGATCGGACTGTTGCGAGACGCGTCATGACGGCGTTGCGCCGTGCTGGCGCGGAGGTCGTGCGCACCGTGGAGCTGGGAGGCGTCTGCGCCGTGCTACTCCTGGTTGGCGTCGCGCTGGTGCACGGTGCCGTCGCGCTGCTGAAGCTCACGCTGTGAGCACTCCGGTCCTGACGCGGTACGTGCCGCGCGGCGCGGCGCGCGACGTGCTGACGGACCGTTCGCCCGAACTGCTGATGGACGGCCCGGCGGGTACGGGGAAGTCCATGGCGTGCCTGATGAAGATCATGCTGTGCGCGATGAAGTACCCGAACGCGCGCTTCCTGATCGTGCGGCAGACGCTCGTGTCGCTGTCGACGTCGGCGATGGTGACGTGGACGCAGAAGGTGGCGAAGGACGCGCTTGCCACCGGGCAGATGACGTACTACGGCGGCTCGCGTAACGAACCTGCGCAGTACCGGCTGGCGAACGGCAGCAAGATCATGCTGGCCGGGCTGGACAAGCCCAGCAAGATCATGTCCACCGAGTACGACATGATCTATGTCCAGGAGGCGACGGAGCTTCAGGCGACGGCGTGGCTCGCCCTGTCGTCGCGCCTGCGCAACGGCGCCATGCCGTACCAGCAGTTGCTCGCTGACTGCAACCCGGACGCCGAGACGCACTGGCTCAACCAGCGCGCGAACAGCGGCGCGATCAAGCGGCTGGTCTCCCGGCACGTCGACAACCCCGTGTACTACCGCGAGGACGGGACGCTGACACCTGAGGGTGCGGCGTACATGGCGCGGCTGGACGCGTTGACCGGCGTGACGCGGTTGCGCCTGCGCGACGGGCTGTGGGTCAGCGCCGAGGGTGTGATCTACGAAGGATGGAACCCCGGCATTCACCTGATCAACAACGTGCCGGCGCCGGGTGGGCACGTGCCGTTGTCGTGGCCGCGCTTCTGGGTGATCGACTTCGGCTTCACCAACCCGTTCGTCTGCCAGTGGTGGGCGCAGGATCACGATGGCCGGCTGTACATGTACCGCGAGATCTACATGACGCGCCGCACCGTCAAGGATCACTGCGAGAAGATCAAGGGATTGTTGATCCGCAAGGACGGCACGTGGATCGAGCCCAAACCGCAGAAGATCATCACGGACCATGACGCGGAGGACCGGGCGACGTTCGAGCAGGAGATGGGACTGCCGACCCACGCCGCGACCAAGACCGTGAAGGACGGCATCGACGGGGTGACGGAGCGGCTGAAGCCGGCGGGCGACGGGCGGCCGAGGCTGTTCCTGGTGCGCGGTGCGCTGGTGGAGCGGGACAGCGCGCTCGCGCTCCAGATGCGGCCGACGTGCACGGCGGAGGAGTTCCCCGTGTACGTGTGGAACGAGGCGAAGGACCAGCCGATCAAAGAGCATGATCATGGGATGGACACGACGCGGTATATCGTGGCCGACCAGGACCTGCGTCCGCAGTACAACATCCGATGGATCGGCTGACAGGACGGGAGTGGACATGGATCAGGTTGATGCATCGGGTTTGACGTGGCGCAAGTCGTCGTTCAGCGACAGCACCAGCGATTGCGTCGAGGTGGCCGAGCTGTACGACGGGGAGGTCGGGGTGCGTAACAGTAAGCGGCCCGACGACGCGGTCGTGTGGTTCAACGGCCCTGAGTGGGCGGCGTTTGTCAAGGGCGTCCGGGCGGGAGAGTTCGACTGATGAGCAGGGACAGGCGCATCGCCGAGGCGATGCTGAAGCAGGACGTCACCGCCGCATTCATCGAGCGGCGTCGCGAGCTTGCCGGGCAGAACCACGGCAAGGGCGTTGCGGCCGAGCGCGCCCTTGCGTCCGAGGATCGGGCGCGCGCGGCGGGCAGCGACCGGGTGAACCGCATCCGGGACGCCGCTCGTGAGGCCGCACGGAAAGACCCTCTCTGGTGACGACCATCGACATGAGGTGGGGCAAGTCCCGTGAGAACGGGGTGTGGATTGCGCCGACTTCACGACGGCGCGTTCTGTGGCGTGGACACGATGCGTTGTTCGTCGCGGTCGGACGTCTCCGGTTGCGGATCATGAAGCCCGGGAGAAGCGCATGACGACTATCGACATGATGCAGGCCGGCATCGGCCGCTGGATGGTGGCGCGTACGGAGCGCCGGGCGCGCACGCGACGGTTGAACAAGGGCGCGGGAGAGCGGTTGCTGCGCGGCCTGCTCCAGCTGGTAGGCCTCGGCTGGCTCGACTACGCCGCGTGGGACATCAGCCGAACGGCCGGGTACGTCGCGATCGGAATCACGTTCATACTGGTGAGCGCTATGATCACGGGCAATAGCGGTAACGGGGGCGGGGAGCGTACGTGAGGTTGCTCGGTGAGGTGATCCGCGACTCGGTCGCCGGACTGCTGAACCGCACCCCCGTGCCCCTGTCGCATCGGGTCGAAACGCCGTATTTCGGCGGCGGCCTGGGCGCCGGATCGCAGGACCGCCTGGGACAGATGACGGCGTACGGCGCCGTCGGCACGCTGTTCCAGGTCGTGCACGCGCTGTCCGAGGACACGTCGCGCGTCGACTGGCACATGCACCGGATCCGCCAGCGCAACCCCTCGAGGGACGCCGCCACCTGTCCGCTGTGCGACAAGGCCGGTGTCGATCTCCTGGAGAAGCATCCGGCGCTCGATCGGTGGAACGAGCCGAACGAGCACACGACCGGGCAGGAGTTCGTAGAGGCTGTTCAGCAGCACGTCGATCTCACCGGCGAGGGCTACTGGGTCATGGACCTGGTGAGCGCCGGGGCGCTGTCCGGCGTGCTCGACATGTACCCGGTGCGCCCCGATCGGATGGCGCCTGTCGCGAGCGCGACGGACTACCTGACCGGGTGGCTGTACCGCTCGCCGGACGGCGAGGTGATCCCGCTGTTCAAGGAACAGGTGATCCCGCTCAAGTCGCCGAACCCGCTTGATCCGTACCGGGGGCAGGGGCCGGTCGGCTCGATCATGCGGGACATCCGGTCGGCGGCCGCGTCGGGCGACTGGACGGAGATGTTCTTCCGCAACTCCGCCATGCCGGGCGGCGTGCTCGAGGTGCCGACCGCGCTCGGTCAGACGGAGTTCGATCGGCTGGCGGATCAGTGGAAGCGCGATCACCAGGGGATGAGCAACGCGCACCGGGTGGCGATCCTGGAGAACGGGATCACGTGGTCGGACCGGTCGTATTCCCCGAAGGACATGATCCTCACGGAGATCCGCAAGTACAGCGCCGATCAGATCCGTCAGGCGTACGGTTTCCCGGAGTTCGCGGCCGGCATCCTGGAGAACGCCAACCGGGCGAGCTCGGACGCGGCGTCGCGCTGGTACACGTCGCGCATGATCGTGCCGCGCCTCGACAAGATCCGCGATGCGCTCAACTACCGCTACCTGAAGCGCTGGGGCGCTACCGGCACGAACGTGGAATTCGCCTACTCCGACCCGACCCCGCCGGACGTGGAGAGCGAGAACGCGACGCGCACCAGTAAGACGGAGGCGTATTCCGTACTGCGCCTGGCCGGCGTCAACCCGGAGGACGCGGCAATGGTCGTCGGGCTACCTCCCATGAGGGAGGTCTCTGACCCGATGGCGGCCGGCGCGAATCGCCGTACGGGATGGGACCAGGATCCGGATGATCCGTCGGGACGCCCGCGCCGCCGTCGCAGCGGCGACGATGACGACGACAGCGGGTGGGACGACCGGTTCGACAATGCCATGAAGTGGGTGGCCGTCGAGCACATTGACGAGAACACCTGCCAGGCCTGCAAGGACAACGACGGCAAAACGTACCGCAACCGGCAGGACGCGTATGCCGACTACCCGGAGGGTGGCGGCTACGCGAAGTGCGAGGGGCGCGGCAACTGCCGGGGCCGGGTCGTCAAGCGCGGACGGAAGGGCGAGGGATCATGAACCTTGATCAGCGGATCGAGGCGCTGCGCGCGCGCAACCTCGCGCCGGTCGCGAAGGTCCGGCGTGGCATCCGGCTGGAGAACTCCGGCGCGGCCGTGTCGCTGTACCTGTACGACGACATCGGCGGGTACGACGGCATCATGGCGAAGGACGTCCTGGACGGCTTGAAGGGCGCCAAGGGTGGCCCGGTCGAGCTGCACGTCAACAGCGGCGGTGGCGACATTTTCGAGGCGCACGCCATCCACAACGTGATCAAGCGCCACCCTGGCAAGGTTGTCGCCTACGTCGATGGCATCGCCGCGTCGGCCGCCTCGTACATCCTCATGGCGTGTGACGAGGTGTGGATGGAGCCGAACGCGCAGCTCATGATCCACGACGGTTTCGGCGGCGGTCCCGGTCACCCGGCCGACCTGCGCGAGACCGCCGACATTCTCGATCTCCTGTCGGACAGCATCGCGGCGATGTACGCCGAGCGTGCCGGTGGCACGGCGCAGGAATGGCGCGCGCGAATGACCGCCACGACGTGGTACAACGCCAGCCAGGCCGTAGCCGCCGGGCTGGCGACCGGCATCCACGGCGCGACGACCGCTCCGACCAACCAGATGGGCATCACCGGCGACGGTGGGTCCGGTGGGAACAGGCAACCTCCGTCATCCGAGACGGACAAGATCGACGCAGCAGCGACCGCTCCCGACTGGTTCGGTGGGCTGACCTCTGGTCTGAAAGGACTATTCGCATGACGACGACCAAGGCCCTGCCGAAGAACGCGAAGGAGTGGGAGGAGTACGTCAACTCCTTCGACACGCCGGAGAAGTTCGCGAAGGCCTTCAACGACGGCTCCTTCAAGGAGACGATGAGGGCGTATCAGGACGCGTCCAACGCGACCATGCAGGACATGAAGGCCGAGCTGACCGAGCAGATGCAGGCCTCGATCCTGGAGCTCGCGAAGCGCAACGGCATCGGGTCCGGCGCCATCCGCCACCAGGTGGAGCGTGGCGCCGCCTACAACGCCGCCGCGCCGGGCACCGTCCTGGACGGTAAGACGAAGTCGCTGGCGAACTTCTTTCAGGCCGCCCTGCGCCCCGGTTCGCAGCTCACCCCGGAGGGGCGGGCACTCAAGGAGGAGATGCTGAACTACTCCTCCACGACCGGCGAGGGTGGCGGCTACCTGATCCCGGAGGAGTGGCGCTCCGAGATCTTCAGCGGCCCCGAGCTGGAGGAAGCGGTCGTGCGTCCGCGCGCGACCGTCATCCCGATGAACACGCTGCGTCTGCACTACCCGGCCGTCGACTTCACGACGGAGAACGGTGAGACGCTGGGCGGGATGATCTTCTACTGGATGGACGAAGAGGGCACCATCCCCGACACGTCCGCCAACTTCGCCGAGATCGCGCTCAACGCGTGGCGGATGGCCGGTGCGGCCGTCGTGCCGAACGACACGCTGAAGGACGCCGGAGCGCTCGAGGCGTGGCTGCGCACCAACCTGCCGCGCGGCATCCGGGACTTCGAGGACCGCGCGTTCCTCAAGGGCGACGGTGTCAAGAAGCCGCTCGGTGCGCTGCACACCGCCAACCCGTCGCTGATCGTCGCGTCGGCGGAGGTCGGCCAGCAGGCTGCCACGATCACGTGGAACAACGTGCTGGCGATGTTCGCCCGGATGCTGCCGGAGTGCTACGACTCGGCGATCTGGACGATCACCCCGGACGCCCTCCCGGAGGTGTTCACCATGGCGCTGCCGGTCGGTACCGGCGGGTCGGCCGTGATGATCGCACCGGGTGCCGGCAACGCCGCCCCGGCCATGACGCTCCTGGGGCGTCCGATCAAGTGGACCCGCAAGGCGCCGGGCGTGCTCGGCACGCAGGGTGACATCAGCCTCGCGGACTTCCGGATGTACGCGATCGGCGACCGGCAGGACGTGCGCCTGGACACCAGCGAGCACGCGCAGTTCCTCGCCGACAAGACCGTGTTCAAGGTGATTGAGCGGGTCGACGGCCAGCCGCTGCTGAAGTCGCCGCTCACCCCGGAGAACGGTGGCCCGACCCTGTCGGCGTTCGTCCAGCTCGCGACGCGGTAACCATGGAGACGGTGATCATGTCCGACGATCCGCCGGGCGCTCCGCAGCCGGGCAACGTGTCGCTTCAGACATGGTTGCCCGGCCAGGAACACTACGACGAAGTGGTGCGCCGCAACAGCGACCCGTCGGCGCGCTGGGCGCTGGTGACGCTCGGCCCGGATGACGAACCCGACGACCAGGGCTCGATCCTGGTGACGCTCGGCTGATCTACCGGCAGGAGTAGAGCGGGTCCTTTAATGGGCAGTAGATCGCTCCTGCCGGTGCACGATCCCTGCGCGCGAGCCCACTCAGGGCCAGCAAGGGCGACAGAAAGGAGCCCGCTATGCGCGGACTCGGAAGACTGTACGACATTGGTCTGGGTGTCAGTCCGATCGACATGAACAGTGGCGACGGCGCGACCGGCAAGCGGATCAACATGATGTCCGCCGAGTCGGTCGACGTCGTCGTAGTCCTCGGCGCGGCCGCGTCGGGTACCGATGACGTGACGATCGACGCGCAGCAGCACACGGCGTACACGTCCGGCACGTCGAACGATCTCGACGCCACCGGCGTGTCGACGTCGATCGGCATCTCGGAGTACTTCGTCAAGAGCGAGACGCTCTTGGACAACGACGAAGCGTGGGCGCGGGTGACGCAGACCGCCGCGTCGGAGATCGTGCTCACCGGCGCGACGTACGCCGCGCGTGAGTGCATCGTCGTCTTCAACGTCCGGGCCTCGCAGCTCGGCACGGGCTACTCGCACATGTCGGTGACGCTGTCCTACGCGACGAACGCCGTGCGCACCGGCGCCGTGCTGTACCTGCCGGTCGGCCTGCGTGCCGGCGCACGTCCGGACCGTCTCACCTACCCGAACCTCCTGCGCCCCGGCGCGGCGAACGCCTGATCGGGGACTGAGACATGACGGTAGTCAACGAAGCGGCCGCATACCGCAAGTCGATGCTCGGTGCCGGTCCGGTCAGCAAGGCGACCGGCACCATCACGGGCAACCCGACGACCCCGCTGTTCACCATCGCCGGTGGTGACGTGCTCGTGACGGGGATTTGGGGCAAGGTCACCACCGCCCTGTCCACCGACTCGGGTACGTACGCGCTCCAGGCCAACCCGACCACCGGCGACACCCAGACGATCGTCACGGCGACGGACCTGGGTACGTCGGACACGGCGGTCGGCTCGCTGATCGGGCTGACGCGCGGCACGACCGCCGCACCGGCGTTCCTGCGAGGCGGCACCGTGCGACACGAGGCGGTCGTCACGACCGGCCAGATCGAATTCGTCGGCGCGGCGAGCGCCAACGGTGCGATCACTTTCTACGTCACGTGGGTACCACTCACTGACGGCGCGACGCTGGTCGCGGCCTGACGAGAGGAAGTCTCATGAGTGAACTGGACGAAACGCCGACCGTCACGCACGACCCCTCGGTCATGGAGTCGGACGACGACGAATCGCGCGGCACCGACGGCCTGACGGACGACGAACGCCGCCACGCCAAGCAGGAGCGGCGCGACGCGGAGCAGAAGCAGGTCGACCGGGACGGCGATGCCGAGCGCGCCCGGATCGAGCGCGAGCACGGCGAGGCGGAGGGGGCGCGCGGCCGCAACGCCGGGACCGAGTCCGGCGCCGACCCGGCGACCGGTGTCGACTCGGCCGAGCGTTCCGGCGCGACCGAGAAGGACAAGCCGGTGAAGGCGACCGGTCGCGGCGCGCGCACGCAGGACAGCAAGTAGTTCCCCGACCCACGCGTCACGCAGTCCGTTAGGTGGCATAGATGGCAATTCGATACTCGACCGCCACCCGAAACGCGCTGTGTGACGCGTGGGTCGACCGGTTCGACGCCGGATCCGGTGCCGGCAAGATCCGCATCTACAGCGGGACGCAGCCGGCGTCGGCGAACGACGCGGCCGCCGGGACGTTGCTCGCGACCGTGACGCTGAACGATCCGGCATTCGACGCGGCCAGTACCGGCGCGGCATCGATCGACGCCAGCCCCACCCTGTCCGGCACGATCGTCGCAACCGGTACGGCGGCGTGGTGGCGGGGACTCGACTCGGACAACAACGTCGTGTGCGACGGGTCCGTCACGGCGACCGGCGGTGGCGGGGATCTCACCCTGTCGACCGTCTCGTTGGTCGCCGACGCGTCCGTCACGATCACCGGTGGCACGCTGACCGTTCCGGCGGCGTAGTCCGGTGGCCAACGTCCTGGCGTCGCAGGCGTACGCATTCGCCGACGGCACGTCGGGCAAGTCCCTCGATCTCGGGAGCGCGCCGAGCGTCGGGCAATGGGACATCCTGTGCATCAACAGCAACACCGTGATGGACAGCGTGACGTCCTCCGGCGGCGCGTCATGGAGCGCGCTGGAGACAGCGGTCGCCAACCAGGGCGCCTACGTGTACGGGCGCAAGGCGACCGGTGGTGAGCTGACCACCGTGGTGGTCGACACCAACGGCAACGAGCCGACGTCGGTGATCTGGCTACGGGTCGGCGGGCTGGACGCAGTGGACGCCTCGCCCACCAGCAACACGCAGTCCCCCTCGAGCGTCGCCGGATCGACACCGTCGCACAACACCGGCGCACTGAGCGCTACCGGTGAGTTCGTCGTCGCGTTCGGCGCGCTGCACTCCATCGGCGCGGCCAACCAGAGCGCGCCCGTCTGGTCGTCGGGCTATACCGGGCTGCTGACCAGCGTGCAGGGATCCGGCATCACCGGCGTGCGCGGCTACGTCGCGACGAAGGACGGTGCCGGCACGGCGGCCGAGACGCCGTCGGTCTCCTGGTCGGGCGACGGCGCGTTCAACCGCTACATGCTGACCGCCGTGTTCTCCGCCGCGACCGGTGCGACGGGCGAGCTTGCCGGTACCGGCCCGGTCGGCACGGCAGCCCTGGCTGGTGGACAGGAGACGGCGGCCGCGCTCGCCGGTACCGGCCCGATCGGCACGGCGCTGCTGGCGGGCACGGTCGTCACGGGTGGCGTGGTGGCGCGGCCGCGCACCGGATGGAACGGCCTCGCCGCCATCTACCGCAACGCCGATGCCGAGCTGCGCCGAGACGCGGCCGGTCCGCCGACGAATTGCCCGAACGACGGCACCGCGCTGGTTTTCGTGCGCGGTGAGCACTGGTGCCCGTTCGACGGGTGGATCTGGGGCGGGGAGCCTGTAACCTGGTGATCACCGGAGCGCGGGCACTCCCGTCGTTCGCGCTCCGGCTACAACTGAAGATCGCCATTCCTGCCCCCTACGGGGCGGCTAGGAACCAGAAAGCGAGTTCGAGGGACATGGCGTCATGACTTGGTACATCACCAGGGAAGCCGTCAAGGATGCCCTGGACATCAAGGCCACCGCGCGTTCCGACGCGCAGATCGATCGTTGCATTGCGACGGCGACCGATCAGATCACCGGCCTGCTCCGGCGTCAGTTCGACCCGTTGAGCGCCACCCTCCGTTTCCCCGCCCCGGCCGGCCAGACGCTGTGGTTCGGGCGGCGCAGTCTGGTAAGTGTCACGTCCGTCTCGGTCGACGGCGTCGCGCTGGACGATGCGGACTACCTCCTCCTGCCCCTCGATGACGGACCTCCGTACGACGGCATTCGGATCGTCGCGACGTCGACCGCCAGCCTCTTCGGTGGCGAGGATCCCGCCGTGTCGATCACCGGGGTGTGGGGCTACGACTTGACGGAGATCACGGCCGGCGCGACGGCGGAGGCGCTGGACGCGGCGGAGACGTCGGTCGATCTGAACGGCGAGGCGTCGGCCGCCGTCGGGGTTGGCAGTGTCATCCGTGTCGACAGTGAGCGGATGACTGTCACTGCCAGGTCCCTACTGTCAACGGGCGTGACACTGTCAGCGAACCTGACAGCGGCGAAAGCTGACACGGCGGTGACAGTGTCATCCGGCGCCGGGGTGACAGTCGGCGAGACGGTGTTGATCGACGCGGAGTACATGAAGGTCCATGCCGTCGCGGGGAACGTGCTCCTGGTGACGCGCGCCGTCGACGGCTCGACGCTCGCGACGCACACCAGTGGTGCGACGCTGTACGCGCCCCGCACGGTGACGGTGACGCGCGGCGCACTCGGCACCACGGCAGCGACGCACACGGACGCGAGCGTCGTCCGCGTGTGGCAGCCGCCACCTCTGGTTGGCGAGCTGGCCCTCGCGTACGCGCTGACGTCTCTCGGCCAGAGCCAGGCGGGCTACGCCCGTACGGTCGGCTCGAACGAGAACGAGCGCGAGGCGTCGGGTCGTGGTCTGAAGCAGATCCAGGAGCACGCGATGCGTGAGTACAAGCGCTGGCTGACGGGGGCGGTGTAGTGGTCAGTCTCGACGTACGCGTCACCCGGCGCGGCCCGCTCCTGGATGGCAGCGCGCCCCGGCACATCCGCCGCGCGGTCGATGACATCGAGAAGCAGGTCGCGCACTACGGCGCACAGCAGGTCGACCGGCGACTCAACCAGGTACTGCGCAAGCAGACGCCGTACTACCGCACCCGGATCCGGGCCGTGCGCACCGGTGGCGACTGGGAAGTGGATGACTCGGGTGTCATCTACGGGCCTTGGCTGGAAGGCACCGGCAGCCGGAACAAGACCACCCGCTTCAAGGGTTATCGCACGTTCCGGTACGTCGCGCAGATGGTCGATCGCAACGCCGATCAGATCGCCGAACGAGTGCTGCGTCCCTACGTGGCGAGGCTCTGACATGTCACTGACGACGGCGTTCCGCGACGCGCGCGACCGGCTGACATCACTGGCACTGTCAACCGGCTACTTCGAAGCGACGGCACAGCACGAACCGAAGAACGCTCCGGGCCGGGGCTTGACACTGTTCGTGTGGCTGGCGCGGGTGACGCCGATTCAGTCCTCGGGACTCAACAGCACGTCGGTCCGGATGGACATCAACGTGCAGCTTCGGTGCTCGATGACGCGCGAACCGCAGGACGATATCGATGTCGATCTGCTCGAAGCGGGCGACGCGATGTGTGCAGCGATCAACGGGGACCTGCGACTCGGCGGATCGATCCGGTCGGTCGACGTGTTCGGACAGCATGGCGTCGGCATGGACGCGCTGACGGGCTACATCGACCAGGACGGTCACAAGTTCCGGGTGCTGGACATCACTGTTCCTTGCCTGGTCAACGATGCCTGGACTCAGGCGCAGTAGGGAGGTCTGAGAGATGGCGAAGAGCAACGGACTCGGTGCTGCGTTCTACGTGGACGGCTACGACCTGTCCGGCGATATCGGCTCGCTGAGCAGGATCAACACGGCGCGCACCGTAAACGAAGTACCCGGCATCGACAAGTCGGCGCAGGAGCGGTTGCACGCGCACCGCGACGGCGGCATGGAGTGGCAGGCGTGGTTCAACGACGCCGCCCTTCAGGAGCACGTAGCCCTGCGCAACTACACCTCCAACGACCGGCACGCGATGTACCTGCATCGCACGACGCTCGGCGCGTCGGCGGCCGCCACCGTGTGCAAGCAGCTCGACTACGGCGGCAACCGGGGCACGGACGCGAGCTACGTCCTGAACGTCGTCGCCGAGTCGAACGGCTACGGCCTGGAGTGGGGGACGACGCTCACGGCCGGCAAGAGGACCGATACGGCGGCGACGAACGGCACGGCGGTCGACTTCGGCGCGTCGTCGGCGTTCGGTCTCCAGGCCTACCTCCAGGTGTTCAGCTTCACCGGCACGTCCGTCACGGTGAAGGTCCAGGAGTCCAGCGACAACGGCGCCGACGCCTACGCCGACGTGGTCGGCGGGACGTTCACCGCCGCGACGGCGCAGGGCAAGGAGCGCATCCAGACGGCGCGTGCCCTGAGTGTCGAGCGCTACCTACGGGTGGTGACGACCGGGACGTTCAGCTCGGCCGTGTTCGCCGTGATGGTCGTGCGCAACGCGGCGACGGTGAACTTCTGATGCGCCCCGTTCAGCGCCTTGATCCGGTCCTGCCGGTGCGCGCGATGCAGACGTACAAGGTCTCCCGCCCCGCCGCGACACACTCCAGGCCGGCGACGTGCGAAGAGGTGGAGTGCCCGGACTTCGTCAAGGGGTACGTCGTGCGCCTGCCGCGCGGCGACGATCGGATCGCACTACTCCGCGAGGCGGCGGCCGGACGGGTCGACGGGCTGAAGCGCTCGATGGCCGACGTCACCGGGATCGATTCGGCGGAGCAGGTGTTCCTGATGAACGGCCCCTGCCTGAAGGCGACGCAGCACCGGGTGCCGATCGACCGGCCAGAGATCTACCTGGTGCGCGGTGGTGACTGGCGGGCGAATCTCGGGTTGATCCGCAAGCACGCGCGCCCCGAGCACTGGGTGGAAGACATGCAGGAATCGCTGGACGCGACCGCGCGGAGGTTACGGTGACCTCCGCGCTGTCGCTTGGACCTCTATTCGGAGGCTTCAGCCTCGCGAGCCATGCGGGCGCGTCGGGCCTTCCATCCTCCGGGGTCCTCCCTGCGCGCGATGTTCTCGGCACGTGTCAACCAGCGGCAATTACTCGGTTCGTAGTTTCCGTTCGGGTCGATTCGATCGACAGCCCACTCCTTGCCGGGGCGCGCTCCCATGTCCGCCAGGAAGTTCAGGAAGTCAGCGCGCCATCGTTCGCAGACGGTAACGCCCTTCGCTCCGTAATGGGGGTAGGACGCGTTGCGCGAGTCATAGCAGCGCTCCTGCATCGACTTCCAAGACTTCCACGTGGGGGTGGTGGACCAGCCGTGCTTGAACATGGAGGATTTCTCGCCGGTCAGATCCTTCAGCTTGACGATCGTCTCGGCCGTGTGCTTCTTACCCTTCATCGGGTGAGCGGTCCGAGAGTTGTGTCCCGACACGTACTTGCTGACGCGCTTACGTCGCAAGTCGACGGCGGCCATTTGGCCGCAGCCGCAGGCGCATTCCTGCGGAATCAGTTCGGTCATGTATATGAGTCTAGTTTCGGCTGGACTCAAGGTCAAGGAGGGCAGTAGTCATTGCGAAGGAAAACGGCCTCGGCTGGACGACGTGCAGCGTCGACAACAGCGCCGGAGTGCTGAAAGCGATCGTGAACGACGTCAACTCGCTGGAGTACTCGACGCCGCGCGCGGTGATCGAGACGACCGGTCTGGACAAGTCGGCGATGGAGCGCTTGCACGGGATCGCCGACTTCTCGGCGACGCTCAACGGCACGTTCAACGACGCGACGGACTTCTCGCACGACGTGTTCAAGGTGCTCGACAACGTCCGTACCTTCACGCTCGTGGTGTCGGGGCAGACGCTGTCGAACGAAGTCCTGTTCACGGACTACGCGCTCAACCGGGGCACGGACGGGTCGTTCGCCTGGACGGCGCCGTGCGTGCTCGCGAACGGCACCGTGCCCACCTGGTCTTAGACGGGAGATCTCTTGAGTACTTTCACCCGGCCGCGTCGGCGCTTCCGCGTCGACTTCGCCGAGCACCAGGACGAGACGCTGCACGGGCTCGTGGTCGTGTTCGTCGGCATGTCGATGGGTAAGCTTCTCGAACTCATGCGTCTAGTGGGTGACGGCGCGCGTACCGCCGACCTTCTCGATCAACTGATCGAGCGGCTTGCCGCCGGTATCGCGGAGTGGAACTACTGCGATCCGGACAGCGACGGCGTCGTGGCGCCGATCAGCGTCGAGACGCTGCACAGCATGGATCCGGACCTGGTGTTCATCCTCGCCGAGGAGTGGCAGGACGCGATCGCCGGAGTGCCCGCCCCTTTGGAACGGACGTCGAACGGTGGGCCGCAGTCCCTGGCGGCATTGCCGACGACGGCACTGTAGTCGGCAAGCCGCTCGCACTGATCGAGGCGGAGCTGATGCTCGGACTGTGTGAGCGGTTCGGATGCCTGCCCTCCGCACTGCTCGATGAGGACGCGGAGCTGGTGCGGTACCTGAATATCGAGAAACGCTACCGGGAAGCGAGGGGCGACGATGGCTAGCACCGTGACGATCCACGTTACCGCGTCGTCGCACGGCGTGGCCGGTACGTTCGCGCGCGTCGCCGCCATGGCGGAGCGGATGGGTCGACGCATCGAGCGATCGGTCAACCGGGCAACCGACGTGGCGGGACAGGCGTTCGCCGACATGGCGTCCGGCGCCGTCGAGAGCTTTGTCGGCATTCTTCAGGATGCTCGCACGGCGGGCCTGAAGCTTGCGGCTATCGGCCCCCCGCTCGCCGGTCTCGGCGTGGTGATCGCAGGAGTCATCGGCAATTTGACCGGCTTGGCGTCGACGCTGCCGGCCGCACTTCTGGCTGGTGCCGCGTCGTTGGCGGTATTCAAGCTCGGACTCAAGGGCGTCGGTGACGCGTTCGAGGCCGGCATCTCCGGTGACGTGGAGAAGTTCAAGGAGGCGCTGAAGGGGCTGGACGTCCACGCGCAGGACTTCGTCAGGACCGGAGTCAAGATTGTCGATGCGTGGAAGCCGCTACAGAAGGTGGTCCAAGGTCACCTGTTCCGAGGTGCGGCCGCTGCGATCCGGGACATCAACTCCGTCGTGCAACCGTTGGCCGAGAAGTGGTTGCCGAAGATCGCGAGCCTGTTCGCGCAGGCGGGGCAGGGGGTTGCGAAGTTCTTCAAGTCGGCTGGCGTCGGTGACCAGCTCGACACGATCATGCGTGGTGTCTGGCGGAACATCGACGGGATCCTGAAGTCGATCCCGTTCCTGATGCAGGCGTTCCTGGACATCGGCGAGGTCGGTGCCAGCATGTTCGGTGACGTCGGCGAGGGGGTCGCCGGTCTCGCCGAGAAGTTCGCGAACTGGATCAGAGGACTGAAGGAGTCCGGCGAACTTCAGCGCTGGGCGGACCGCGCGAAAGAGGCGTTCAGCACGCTCGGTCGGATCGCCGAGAATGTCGGGCGCGTCATCATGTCGATCTTCAAGAACGGCAGCGACGAGGGGCAGACGTTCCTGGAGAACATCGAGAAGCAGACGCAGAAATGGGCGGAGTTCATGGAGTCCGCCGACGGGGCGAAGCTGGTCGACTCCCTCGGCACCATCGGCGCGGCGATGGGCAATCTGGTCGGCCTCATCCAGTTCCTCTCCGAGGTCTGGTTGGGATGGGTCGCTGTCTTTGAGGACGGCATCGCCTTCATCAACCGGGGGTGGGAGGCCATGATGCAGATGGCGATCACCGCGTTCGGGGCGATCATCGACGCGATGGTGGCGGTGTTCGGGAATTTCCCGATCATCGGCGACCTGCTGAAGAAAGCGCAGTCCGACTTCAACGCGTTCAAGAACGGCGCGACGAATTCGATGAACCAGGTGGCATCCAGCACGATGAGCGCGGGGGGTGCGGTCAACAGCCTCAGCGGCGCGATCAACTCCCTTCACAGTAAGACGATCTACATCGACGTCATCGAGCGCAAGACGATGACGGGCACCCTGGGTGGATCTGGCGGGTATCGCGGATTCGCGCACGGCGGCATCGCGACCGGCGTGAAGCAGATCAACGAGCGTGGTCCCGAGCTGGTGGACTTCGGCGCGTATCCGGCGAAGATCACGCCTGCCGGAACGGCGCGCGAGATGGCGCGGCGGGACAGCGGCGGTGGCGGAGGCGACCTCAATCTCACGGTCATGCCGGGTCCCGGCGCGGGCACGATGGAGGGGATGCTCCTTGAAGCCTTGCAGTACGGGCGCATCATCCTGAAGCTCGACTCCTCCGGCCGGGTGAAGCCGGCATGACGACCGAGTGGGATCCCGAAGTCCAGGTGATCGTGGACGGGGACTGGGAGACGATCACTCGCCTGGATGACGAGACGCGTGTGCTCGGCCCGACCGGGCGCGACGGCGTGGAGATCACGGCGGGATCCGGGTCGGAGCAGGGCGAGGCGTCGCCGCTGTCGATGCGGATGTACCTCTTGGACAACGACAGCACGTTCAACACGGACAACCCGCTGTCGACGTACTACGGCAAGCTCGGACGCAACACCGTCGTGCGGGTACGCACGACGCCGGACACCGGTGACACAGTTGTCACCGACACGTTCACCCGGACGACGTCGAACGGGTGGGGGGACAGCACCGGCGGAGGCCCCTGGTCGGTCGGTGGTAACGCGTCGACCCTCGCGTACTCCGACTTCGCCACCACCGGATCCGTCGGGACCATGAGCGTGCCCGCAGCCAACAGCTTCAGGCTGGCGATCCTGCGACAGACGCGGCTCGCGTCGGTGGACATGTACGCCGAGTGCACATGTCCGCTTGCGACCGGCGGTGCGCTGGAGCCGACGTTGCTCCTGCTCTACAACGCGACGCCGGACGGCACGGACGCCTTCATGTGCCGCGTCCTGGTGAACACCGACAACAGCGTCGGGGTCACGATCATCGCAATCGATGACGGCGTGGAGACCACCCTGGGCAGTGCCACGACCCTGGTCACGCACGCCGCCGCGACCCCGCTCAAGATCAGGGCGCAGTACATCTATGCCGACGTCGGACTTGAGCCGACCCTTCAGATGAAGGTGTGGAACTCCGGGTCCGAGCCCGGTTCGTACAACGTGATCGTGACGCCGTACGCGACGAACGCGCCGCTGAAGCGGGCGGCCGCCGGGCCGGTCGGCATCCGCTCCGGCGTGGCCAGCGGCAACACCACCGCCAAGCCGGTCATCTTCTCCTGGGACAACGTCGCCGTGCGGGATCTCGGCGCCCGCGCGACGGGCGAGATCGTGTCGTTCCGTCCGACGTGGGTGAAGACGGCGTCGGGGGGCTATGTCCTGACGGTGGAGCTCGAAGCGGCCGGCGCGCTGCGTCGGTTGCAGCAGGGGGGATCGTCGCTGCGCTCGATCGCGTACCGGGGCATCACGTCGGCGGAAGACGCTGACTTCCTGGTCGCGTACTGGCCGCTGGAGGAAGAGGACGGCGCGACCCCGACCGTGCTGTTCACCCCGTACGACACGACCGGCGCGGTAGCCTACCCGATCAACGCCGCCGTGACGCCGTACGACTACGGCGCCTACACCGACCATCCAGCCGCTGAACGGATGCTGACCTTCTCCACCGACCAGCGCATCGATTGCTACCTGCCGACGTACACCAGTACCGGCGAGACGAAGATCTTCGCTCTCTGGTCGATCCCGTCCGGCCTGTCGGCCGCCGAGCGTCAGCTCTACCGGATCTACACGTCCGGCGGCTCGTTCGACTACGTCGACCTGGTGTTCAACGGCAGCACGTTCGGACTGAACGCCTGGTCGGGCGGGGCGATCACGAAGTCGTCCAGCGGTTCGGTCAGCTCCGACTTCTTCGCCAACCCGTGCGCGATCGGATTGGAGTTCATCGAGTCCGGCGGGTCGGTGGTCACGCACCTCTACACGTACGGGCCGGTGAACATCGGCGCCATCGACGCCACCTGGACGACGTCGACCTTCGGCCGGGTCACCCGGATCACGGTCGGCGACCGGCGCGTACTGGCCGTCGCCGACCTGGCGACGATCAGCTTCGGGCACCTCGCGATCGCGAAGGACACCGACGCGTTCTTCAAGCTGGTGCCGGTCTCCGCGCCGTACGGCTACCGGGGCTACGTCGGCGAGACGGCCGGCGCGCGCTTCGCCCGACTCTGCGAGGAGAACGGCCGCGACTACGTCATCGCTGGGACGGCCAGCAAGACCGAGGCGATGGGCGTGCAGCGCGTCGACACCGAGTACAACCTCCTGCGCGAGTGCGTGGACACCGACCAGGGTGTGATGTTCGAGCCGCGCGACTCTCTCGCGATCGGTTTCCGCACCCGGCGCAACCTCTGCGGGCAGCGCGGGGTCCCGCTGTCCTACGTGTCGTCGCACCTGCACGGGGACTTCCTGCCGGTGGACGACGACCGGTTCACGGCGAACGACGTCACCGTCAGCCGGCCCGACGGCGGGTCCGGTCGCTACGTCATCCCCGACGGGGATCTCGAACACCTGACGACCGAGTCTCCGCCCGCCGGGGTCGGCACGTACGAACAGACGCAGACGCTCAACGCGTACACCGACGACCGGCTGTCGTATATCGCGCAGTGGGCGGCGCACGTGGCGTCCTGGCGGGGGCAGCGTTACCCGTCGGTGGAGGTCGACCTGTCGCGCTCCGCCCTGGTCGGTGACGCGGCCACCTCTACCGCCGTGCGCGGCGCGGCGATCGGCGACGTCCTGGAGATCACGACGACCGGCATGCCGGGATGGGTGTCGGAGAATCCGGCGAAGCTGTTGATCCGAGGCGTGACGGAGACGGTGTCGCGCTTGTCGCACCGGTTCAGGTTCAACGCCGCCCCTGGTCGGCCGTTCGACACAGCGGTCTACTCCGACGCGAACGGTCTCACCAATCTCCTGCTCGCGCGCCGGGACACCGACCTGTCCACGATCAATGAGGACTTGACGACGACCGAGACGGACGTGACGGTCGCGTCGACCGGCGGCGTGGTCTGGACGACGGACGCGAACGACTGGAGTACGTCACTGTCCGGCGGCGGCCTGTACATCAAGATCGGCGGGGAGATCATGCAGGTCACGAACATCTCGGGTGCGTCGTCTCCGCAGACGTTCACCGTCGTGCGCTCGATCAACGGCATCGTCAAGACCCACAGCAGCGGCGCGGCCGTGCACGTGGCTTACCCCGCCCGGAGGGCGCTGTGACCATCTGGACACCACCCAGCATGCCCGCCGGTGGGCGGATCCTCGCCGAGGGCGACGCCGCACAGAACACTCAGATCCAACTCCTGAGCGACGAAGAGTGCACCCTGCTGACGGATCACGCCGGTGTCACGAACTCCACGACGCTCACCGCGACGAACCTGTCCCGGCCGGTCGCCGCGTCCACGAAGTACGCGGCGCGCGGCACGCTGTTCTACACGGCCGGAACGGGCGAGGATTTCAAGCCCGGCATCACCCTGCCGTCCGGCGCGACGTTGCGCCGACTGACGCTGCTGTCACTGCCGAGCACGACGAACACCAACACCGGCGACGCCTACTTCGGCACGGCCACCACGTCGGGTAGCTTCGCCGCGCCCGGTCAGACCACGTCGTCCGACGTGATCGTCTGCTACTACACCGTGGTGTTCGAAACCTCCACGACGGCCGGCAACGCCGTGCTGACGTACGCGCAGTTCAGCGCCGGCGCCGGCACGGCGACCGTGCTGCGTGCGTGGTCGACATGGTGGGTACGAAAGATCGAAGGCGTGTAGGGGCACAATGAAGCGAGACGGGAGGTAGGAACATGGCAGGTAACCCGAATCCGGGCAGGATCACCGACGCACTGTGGTACTTCCGCACGCAGTGCCTGGCGCTTCAGTCGGGCACGCAAGACGGTGGCATCACGGTCGAACAGCCCGGCTACCACGGCACGCGCAACTGGATGATCGTCAACCGGCCGAACGACTACAGCATCCGCTTCGCCCCGGACAAGCTGGGGCCGGGCGACAAGGCGGCGGCGTTCGACTGGACGTTCCCCGACGCGCAGAGCGGCCGGTACGGCACGATCATCACCTACGGCTCACGGGTGCGCGACGCGCACCAGGCACGCGATCCCCGCGCCTACGGCTTCCGCGAGGTGCTGATTCAGGCGGATGCCGACGGCAACGCGGAGGGGTACGACTTCCTTCTGTGGAGCACCCGCACGCCGGACGACTCGCACCTGTGGCACGGGCACTTCAGCGTGCTGCGGCAGTACCTGAACGACATGACAGCCATGCGCGGGATGCTGAGCATCCTGGCTGGTGAACCGCTGTCGACCTGGCAGGCGGGACGTAGCCGCTACGGCGGCACGGGAGTGGAGGACGACGTGGACAGCGATCAGAACCGACGACTGTTCAACCTGGAGGAGTTCGGATCCTCCACGGAGAACATGGAACGCGACCGGCGGTACCTGGAGTGGGGCAAGAACCCGGGTGACGCGCCGAAAGTCGTGCCGAACAAGTTCGTCCGGGCGTTCGAAGAACTTCAGGCGGACGTCACGGAGATCAAGGAGGCGCTGGACGCGCCGACCGAGGTGAAACTGCCAGCCGACTTCGCCGATCAGGTCGCCGGAAAGGTCGCCGCACTGATGGGCGAAGAGCTGGCGACGTTGGTCGCCGACAAGCTGGCCGCGCGGCTGAAGGACTGAAGCGCTCTCTTGATCGCCGCGTGCACGTGCGGATGCAACGCTTACTGCACGTGCACCCTCCCCGAGAGGGTATGCAGGGGACGCGGGGAGGGACAGGATGCAACCGAGAGACGTATTCACCCTGGTAAAGGACGCATTATGTATGACGGTGGCATTGGCGGGCGGAATTTTCGAAGGGTTCATCAGGCAGGAGGAGCCCCGTCTGGGACTGCTGGGGTTTTACGTAGTGCTACTGGGGTTCGGCACGGCCGCGCCGGCCGCTCTCTCGCTCTTCAGTCCCACCAACCAGGCGGGGTCTTCGCCGCCGGACCCAGGGCCGGCGCCCGTCACTTCGTCATCGACCCGACCGGTGGATCTGCAACACCCCCGCCGCCGTCGTCGTGGCGACGACGGTACGACGTCGTCGCACTCACGCTCGCGTCGGTGATCGGTACGGGGATCATCGGAATGCTGCTGGTCGCGTGGGTCCTGAGATGAGCCCGTACCGGGATCCACGGATGCGGGGGTACTTCGCCGCCGTCCTGGTGGTGTCGCTGGTGCTGAGCATGCTGGGCACGCTGCTCTACGTGAACTGGCAGCAGCACCGGTCCGACCGGCGCTTCTGCGCCGTGGTCGGCTCGACCGTCCAGGGCTACCGCGTCTCGCCGCCGACCAGCGAGGTCGGCCGCACCCAGCAACGCAACGCCGAGAAGTTATATCGAGATCTTGGATGTGAGTGAGATGAACCTGTCCTTCCGGCGCGAGCCGACCTTCTACCTTCAGGCGCTCCAGGCGGTGCTCGCACTCCTGGTCGCGTTCCGCGTCTTCGGCATCACCGACGAACTCAGCGCGCTGGTGCTGGCCCTGGGTGGTGCGGTGCTCGGCGCGATCAACGCGCTGAAGACCCGCCCCGTCGCGCCGGCCGCGTTCGTCGCCCTGGTGACCACGCTGGCGCCGCTGCTGGCGTACTTCGGGCTGAGCCTCACGGAGGTGCAGATGGGCGCGCTCCAGTTCGCGATCGTGACGTTCTTCGCGCTGCTGGTCCGTACGCAGGTGTCCCCGACCGTCGACCCGGCGCCTACCGTTCCCGCCCAGGGCTCGGTACGGTAGCGGAGTCCTGGCCCTAGGACACGACGAAGCACCTGCCCTCCACCCCGGGGCAGGTGCTTCGTGTTGTGCGGGATCAGCGTCCGGGGCGCGGCGGGCGGATGCACGTGCACGCGGACGGGTAGTTCCCGCAACCGAGGCAGGGGCGGTCCTTCATGGCTGGTCACTCCTTTCGGGGCGATCGTGAACGGGGCAGATCATCAGGCGGTACCCGGCGAGCGTCGGATGGTAGAGCGGGATGCGCTTGGGGGCCAGATCTTCTACCCCGCCGTGCGTTTCCTCGCACATCGTGCACCGACGCCCCAAGTTGACCTTCAGAGTGCGTCGCCCCTCGCTCACCGCGCCACCCTCCAGAGCCACACCAGCCAGGCTGCGGCGACGGCGGCGCCGGCCGCCAAGCCGGCCAGGAAAGCGCGTGCCCCGTTCACCGGACCCGCTCCCAGCGATCACCGATCCGGGCGTTCAGGCACTCGGCCTCGGAGTTCGGATCGAGCAGCACGCGATGCGCGATCGTGTTGCCTGCCGGCTTGATCCACAGCCGGCACCGGTGCGGGAAGTCTCCGGAGAAACGGAAGCCGATGACCGTGCCCGACGTCGGGGCGAGCGTCGCGCCCGTGCGCGGAACCACCCACACGATCAGCACGATGCAGGCCGCCGCCAGCGCGATACCGACCAGGAGTTGCGCCCACGCCTCGGCCGCGCTCGGCGGCCGGGTCACGTAGTGTCTGCCGGTCCTCCGCACGGCTACACCTCCTGTTCGCGCACGGTCAGGTTGATGTCCATCCCCAGCACGTCCGCCCATCGTCGCAGGATCGGCAGCGTCGTGGCGTTGAACCCTCGCTCGGCGCGACTGATCAGCCCCGCCGCGCACGGGATCCTGCGCTGCACGTCGGACTGCGACAGGCCCTGCCGGATCCGCTCGGCGGTCAGCGCGACGATGATCGGATCAATCGAATTGCCGACCTCCGGGCTCATGATCCCGCCGCCGTGCCGAACGTGAACGGAGCACCGGGCAGGGTGAGCGGCCCCCACTCCTCTTCCACCTGCGCGGGGGTGAGGGCGACCGCTCCCATCGAATACGTGCCGTCGTCGTTGAGCGTCCACTCATCCCCGTCGCGGTCGGCCACTACCGGCGGCAGCGCACTCGCAGTCACGGACGGCACCGCCTGCCCCTCGGCCAGCACGTGCGCCGCGAGATTCCGGTAGCCGGCGGCGTACGCCTCGCGCAACGCCTGGCAGATCGATTCATTGGTGCCCCCAGCACGGAGAACGCTCTCCAGGAGCCGCGTCGCCGTGCCGTCCGGGATCTCGATCAGCTTCATGCCCCTACCGTCCTGTTCGTCTCGCTCGTTCCGGGCTTCCCATCCGCGCACGTAACCGACGAACTCCGCCTCGATCAGCACGCGCTCGATTTCCGCGTTCGTCGGATCGCCGGAGGCGATCCTGTTCAGCAGTTCAGCTCGCTTCTCCGGCCAGTTCACGATCCCGCCTCTCCGTCGTCGTCATACCAGTAGCCTAACAGGTTCATGGTAGCGATGCAAGAAGACACAGCAACCCCCGACCAAGATCAATCTGGTCGGGGGTTGCGTGACGGTGGCAGTGTCAGGCGGTCGCGCGGTAGGCCCTGACGTACCGCCACCCGGTCGACAGGCTGACGTCGAACAGCGACGCCACCTTGTCCGCCAGGACGCTGTCGCTCGTCGCCACGCTCGCGTTGTCGTCCAGCCACTTCAGCGCGGCCGCCTTGACGCTGGCACGCTTCGTCGGGACCGTCGCGACGGGGCCGGCGTCGGTGTCGACGGTGAGGGCGCCCCGCCCGCCGGTGGCGACGCGGGGTGCGGTGACGGCGGCCAGCGTCTCACGCGTCAGCGCCAGCTCAGCGCGCAGCTCCTGGTTGGTGGACGCGGTCGCGGCGGCGGCGTGGATCAGCGACAGCGGCAGGAGGCCGGCCGTGATCTTGTCGGTGGCGGTGCCGGTACGCGCGGCGACCACACCGATGCTGCGCATGTGGATGCCAAGCGCGGCGAACGCCGGAGGGATCGCCCCCATCACGACGGACAGCACGACCAGCACGATCGCCGCGCCGGCAAGCGCCTGCGTCGCGCCGTGGTAGAGACTCTGCGCCGCGACACCAACCAGGGCGGCGGCGTAGGTGTTCTTGCGCGCGAAGCTGGCCAGCGTCCGGTTACTGCTGAAGGTCCACAGCACCAGCGCGCTGATCACGTACGCGTCGACCACGCCGACCATCGCCCACGACGTGCGCAGCGTCAGCTCGCTGGTGACGCCCGGCACGGACACCGTGATCTTGCCGGTATACCCGGCCAGCTCGGCGAGGCGGACCCACGTCTCCGCGCTCAGGACGAACGAGCAGAGGATCGAAACCCAGCTTGCCCGCTTCGCCAGCTTCGGCTCTACCGTCATGTCACTGTCTCCCGTCAGCGTCCCTGTCATCTCATCTGCTCTGACACTAGCCTAACAGAAACCTAGTAGGTCTGCAAGCGGCAGGCTGACATGACAGTGACACCCCTGACATGTCATGTCAGGGGTGTCACTGGTGCTGTTCGCAGGGCCTTCTCCACCCTGCCTCTATAGGCTAACAGGTTCCTAGTAGGTATGCAAGTGCCGGCCGGGAGCTGACTCTCACCGGCCGGCACAAGATCTTGAGCGGCGAGGCCGCCCCGGGCCTCAGCCCCGGCGCCCCGTGCGGATGCTGGTCCGGGCGTGCTCGGCGTTCCAGAAGATCGCGATCTCGGCCCGCTCGGTGAGGTTGGCCCGGATCTCGGTGGCCGTCGCGGCCGGCTTGCCGCGCATCTGGCGGACCGCGTTGATCTCGGCGAGGTTGGCGGCGACCCGCTGGTCGGTGGCGCTGTCGGCAACCTGGGTGGTCTTGACGATCGTCCCGGCCTTGGTGATCTTCCGCATGTCCCGCTCCTCTGTCTCCGTCTTCCTTGTACCTAAAGTCTAACAGGAACCTACTAGGTCTGCAAGGGGTCGAGCAAAAGATCTTGGGACGACGTCGGACCGGCGTCACCCGACGCCGGTCCGATGATCTTGATCAGCTCCAGAAAATGTCGAAGATCGTGGCAAGGTCGTGCATGGTCGTTGCCTCCCCTCGGCCGATTGAAGCGTTTCAATCGGCGGGGCTCCGCCGACCGGTCTCGGGGGACGCTACCGCTGATCCCCGCCAATCCCCCAGCGCTGCCGGATATCGTTCAGCTTCACACCCGGATCACTACAGACGTAGCGATCCCCACCGACGACCCGGAGCCAGATGTCACCCTCACCGTCGGTCACGACGTCCGGCAGTCCGGCCGACTCCGGCGTCTCGGCCGGTGCCGGCATGGCGTTCGCATGCTCCATCTGCGTGAGCATGTCCTTCGCCAACTGGACCTGCGCCTTCAGACTGTCGGCGATCGAGCACGCCGCCGTGACCGCCGCCCACGTCAGCGCGGACTCCATGCGCTCCGGGTCGGTCACCCGGTGCGAGCGCGCCGCCTTCAGGTGGTCCTGGTAGTCCTGGTCCGTCATGATCTCTCCCGTCGCTGCACTGGTTGGTCTACGTGCGCCCGGTGGGAATCGAACCCACTTGATCACCCACCTGCCGATGGGTGCCCCTTCCCGGTGTCGGGGTTCGGGCGCTTGCCGGGCGGCGGGGGAGTGCCGCCCGGTGTCGTGCGTCAGATCTTGCCGGCGTCCTCCAGCCAGGCCTCGCCCGCATCGTTGATCTTGAACACCTGAACCATGTCGGCGGAGCAGTCGTCACCGGGCGGGCAGGCGAAACCGTGCGTCTCGCAGTCCGTCTGCACGTCGCCCATCCTCTCCTCCACCAGCTCGCGCGCCGTCTCGGAGTCGAAGATGCCGCCCAGCTCGACACCGAAGCGCGGCGTCATGAGGTACGCCTCCGTCAGCAGCTCCGCCGCCGCGTCCGTGATCTGTGCGAGCGGGGCGCTGCCGACGGGGAACTGCGCGAGCCTCTCGCAGTCCTTCACGCCGGTGACGATCGGCGGCGTGTGGACCTTGTTGCCGCAGGTGTGCGAGAGTCCGCCGCAGTAGCAGGGCTCCGGCTTACCGGTCGGTGCGATCATGCCGTACTGCGCCCACACCATGTCCCGGTCGCTGCGCATCTGCGTGCCCATCTCGATCTCCCTCGCTCGCTCCGTCTTGCTGTACCCATAGCCTAACAGGAACCTACTAGGTCAGTCAAGCCGATCGGGGAACTCCGCCAACAGAGCCTCGGCGCGGGCGCGTCCGGCGTCCGTGGTCCCGATCTCTGCCATCTGCTTCAGCGCGGAACGAATCGTCCTCATCTCCTGCGGAGACAGCGACGCCACCCAGGGCGTGCGATGTCCCGGCGCCGGGACCATCGGCTCCAGCGCGCGCCACACCTGCATCAGACCAGCCCGCACCGGGGGCACATCTCGACACCGAGGATGATGCCCGGATGCCGGCACGGGCGGCGGATCTCCTGCGTCACCTCGCCCGGCACGCGCGGCATGACCTGCGTGTCCGCATCACGCGCGTCGCGGGGAGGCACGTAGCCGCGCGGCCCGCCCGGCGCCTCGCCCCTGCCGGTGATCAGCGTGTCGACCGCGTTCTGCGCGACGCGCTCGGAGACCTCCCCGACGGACGGCATGACCTGCGTTTCCATCTGCCGGAACGCCGCATCCGCCAGGTCGGCCGACGCGTCACCGTCGTAGCGCAGCTCGCCCTTCATCTCGTACCGGGTGTTGGCGTTCACCGTGACCGGCGCCTCGCTCGCCCATGCCGCCAGCTCGCGCACCCCGTGCATCCGGGCGGCCTCCACTACGGCGGACGCGACGGCCATCAGTGCCCGGGACAAATCCTCCATGCGGTCGACCCCGCCGGTGTACAGCCGCAACGCCCGGTCGATCTCCGGGTCGGCCGGCTCGTACGTCGCCCGGATCACCAGCGCGGCAAGCATGTACCCGTCCGCCAGGTCGCGCCCGGTGCGCGGGTACCCGGCGACGGCCGCCGTCACCGCCGCGTCGTTCAGCTCTTCGTTCATGGCTCGATCAGCCCCTTCCGGTGCTGCGTCAGAATGTCCAGGAGATCACCGACGGAGAGCCGGCGCGAGTCGCTTCGGATCTTGTCGCCTCCGCAGGTGCAACCGTCCAGTTGACACCACAGCTCTCCGTCGTCGTTCAGGTAGAGCGGTTGGTCGAGGTCGACCGTTACCGCCCTCCTGCCGTCGCTGAACATCAGCTCCATGATTACGGCCTCGCCCCCCTGGTCGCGAACGTGATCAGTCGGTGGATACGAGGGAGGGGGCGACGCTTCCACTCGTCGCCCCCTCCCGGTGATCGGCGCCACAGGGGCTCGGTCCAGCGCGCCGATCGGTCGGGCCTCCCTCGCGCCGGTTCGTGGTAGCGCGTTGTCGGTCAGCCCTGTGAAGCTGTCAGCGCAGGAACTCCGGGTGCGCCGCCAGGAACTCCCGCGCCTTCACCGCGTCGTCCGGCGTGTGGTCGGCCAGGATCAGCGCGACGTTGGGCTTCTCGCCCCGGTGCTTGCCGTTCTTGAACGCTTCGTATGCCTCCGGCAGGTCGTCCACGTCGGTAGCGAACCCCTGACCGGGGTACTTCTCGGCGTTCTTCTTCTCGATCTTGCTGGGCACCTCGATGAAGCGACCCAGGATGCACCGGGTGTTGTCCTTCTTCGCGCGCCTCACCGCGCCGACGATCGCGGTGTTGTAGTAGTACATCTGCTCACCGGTGCGCCCGGCGTGCTCCCCGTCCAGCGCGGCCGTGTCGGCGGAGAGCCGGTCCTGCTTACCGCCGCCGTACTCAGCGGGCTTGTCCACCTCTTCGATCTTGGCGTTGTCGACGCGGATCAGCACCAGCGCGCCCGGCGTGCCGGCCATGCCGTTCGGCACCAGGTCCGACTTGCTCAGGAAGTTGCTGTCCGGCTTCGGCGCGTTCCCGAACGGGTCACCGGCCGGCGCGCTGCCGTCCGCCTGCCCGAACGGGTCGGCCACCGTGCTGGTCTTGCTGCTCTCGTTCGTCGCGAACGGGTCGGTCGTCATGTTGCGTTCCTCGTTTCGTTGTGCTGTCGATTCGTTGTGATGACGGCGCGCCCGACGCTGGTTGCCCCCAGCGTCCCCGTTTGCGGCCCACAGGGCGCGCCGTCATCGCTGCCACCCCAGGACTCGAACCTGGGACCTCCCCCTCCGTGCGCACGGCGGGCGCTCTGTCCAACTGAGCTAGGTGGCAAGGTGGATCCGCGACTCACGCTCCCGGGGCGATCAACCCCTAGTCCCGCTTCGTCCGACCCTCTCCCGACGCCTCATGGGTGTGTCGTCGTGAGTGAAGCGCGATCACCCGGGGAGTCGAACCCCGGTCCGGGGACCCGTCCGCACCAAGCAAGTGCGGGTCAGGGTCTCGGTGCTCCGTACACCAGTGATCTACCAGGACTCTCCGGGCGCTTATCTCCGGTTCGTCCAGCGAGAGGTGAGGGAATCGAACCCTCTCCGCACGGTACCCAGTACGGTTTTTCCAAGGTCCGATGCGCATTGGACCCCCTCCCGTTCGCAGTTCATCCGACCGTCGTCGGCGTCACGCCTCATCGGTCGCAACGACTTCTGCGAAGTGGCGAGCCGGGGAGTCGAACCCCGGTGATCCATCGCTGGCGTCTTCTGCCACCTGGTGCCTGGCTGCGCACTCGATCTGATCGTCCGAGTCGGGTAATGTACCCCGACCTCTCGCCGTGCTGCTTACCGCTTCGGTTCCTCCCCGTACGTCGGACCGGGGTTGCGGCGACCGCGCGGGGCGAAACCCGACGCGGGAGTCCCGGTCTTCGGACCGTCCGGCTGAACCGTTGACCCGTGGGTCCGCGAGTCGTGCCGGTGTTCAGGCCCGTCGGCGGCCGTGTCGCTTGCCCTCGTCACTGTCTCTCCTGTCGCTCTCCGTCTTGCTCGGCACAAGCCTAACATGATCCTAGTAGCTAGGCAAGCGGTTCCATCGGACGAACGTAGTCCTTCTTGGTACGCAGCACCCGCAGCGCGTGCGCTACCTCAGCGACCTGCCGACCGAGCTTCAGGTTCGCCCAGTACGTCTGGCACGTCGCGCTACCGGCCGGCGCGTGGATCACGATGCCGGCGTTCATGTTCCAGGGGCGCCCGGTCAGTTCGTACTTCGGCCCGTCTCCGGCACGCTCGGCCAACGCCGGAGCAATCGGCTCGGTGGTGTTCTTCTCCGGGTCGTAGAAGTGAGTGGCCAGGGAGTACAGGCCGAGCTGACAGGCCTCTTCGTACCAGGATTTGCGAGACTGCTTCGTCTTGCGGTCGCCCAGGTGCAGCTCCGCATTCTGTTGGTGGTCTTCCAGTCCTTCTGGACGCCACCACGCCCCGTCGATCCGGCCGATGAGCCGGTACTTGGGGATCAGCACGAAGCGCTCCGCGAAGCGCGCATCAGGTTCGAGCGCCTGTCGCGCCATCTCCGCCTTGTACGCCTCGACGTCGCTGACGTACTTCGTCGGCACGCGCGAGTCCTCACCCCGGTCGACACGATCCTGAAAGCCGTGCAGCGCGGTGCCGAGATTCGCACCGGCGAACGCACCCGCGCCGCGCTTCGCGTCCTCCGCGATCTGATCGAGCGAGCGCGTGTCGCCGGGGTCGGTGCCGGCGGCGCGCACCCAGAGCGCTTCGTCCATCCCGAGGCCGGTGACGATCATCCGGCCCGTCCACTTCAGCAGACCCTCGGAGTCCTTCAGCGCGCCGAGGAACGTCGTCACCGCCGTCCAGGGGACTTTTTCCCCCGTATAAGGATGTGTGATGAGCCGCCGCTTCCACTGATCGCGCTCCTCCTGCGGCCGCCCGGGAGGCTGCGAGAAGAGGTCGTCGGCGAACGGCAGTGCGTCGGCCGGGATGTCGGAGATGGTCACCGGTCGCGCTCCGGGTCGAATCCGTATCCGTCGATGATCGCGTCAGGATGCACGCCCATACCGATGCCGGCGCGTCGGCCGGGTGGCTGGTCGAACGGGTCGGGCTTGACGGTCTCTCGCGCGTCAGGCGTCACCAGGTCGTGCTGAGTGACGCCCTGCTCCGGCACGCCGTTCATGGCGATCCCGTCGTGCGCACCGGACTTCACCGCGATCACGTGATCGTAGAACTCCTGGTAGGTGAACTGGCAGACGTAGCCGTGTTCGTCCGCGACCGCCACGTCGGTGTCAGGACGCAGCTCCAGGAACCGTCGATTCGTGTGCTGTCGCAGCGCTGCCCCCGCGTCGACCCGTACGTCGAACACGTGCACGCAGTCATTGCCGCCGGTGTCTCCACCCATGCCTTGCTCCTGTCTCATCTGCTCTCAGGGGAAACTAGACCCCTATCCACCTGCGATAAGGGTCTAGTCTATCAGGATCCTAGTAGCTGGTCTACCGGCGGTACGACGCCGCCCATCGTGCGATCGGGTCGATGCGCTGGCCGGCGGCGTGCGCGTCGATCAGGATCGACGCGTCTCCCTTGGTGATCGGGCAGACTCGGCGGAACACGTCATCCGCCGACTGTTCCAGCCATTCCGCCATCCCGTCGATCCCGGAGACGTCGATCTTCCGGCGCCGGATCTCGTTGAGCTGCGCGAGGCTGGCTTCCTGCTTGCGCCAGGTCGCACGCTTGTTCGTCGTGTTCAGGTCGGCCGACACGTGCGCGCCGGCACCCGTCGTCCACCCGTTCATCTTCCAGTCCTCGGCGACGTCCTCCGCCCACGCGAACGCGATCTCCATCGGGATGCCCCGGTGCTCGGTCGCGCCCTGCTCCCGGTCCCGGCCGTAGCCCGACTTGCTCGCCCAAATCACATCCCAGGTGCCGAGCTCCGCGCCCGGTAGCGTGGACGGCAGGAGGAACACGTACCGGCCGTCCTTGCCGCCGACCGACAGGAACCAGACATCGCCGGTCGTGCGGTTCCACACGAACTTGCTCGCCCGGTCGAGCGGGTCGAATTCGATCGTCTCGACCGGACCATCGTGCACGATCTTGATCGGCTCATCCCCGCTGAGCTCTTCGAAGTCCTCCGCCTCGGTCAGCGTCATGTCGTCGGGGATCTCCGCGAGATCCTTCTCCGACAGGTCAACCAGGCTTGCGAGCCCGTGCACCTTGCTCGCCCCGACGACGTCGAGGATCAGGCCCGTTTCGATCACGTCGTCACAGCACTTGACCGGCTTGAGCCTCGCCCCGTGCCGACCGTGCGTCGGGCACCACAGGCGCAGACCCCGGCCGACCATCTGCTGGTACAGCGGCGCACTCCTGGTTGGCCGCGCGACCGCGACGCAGGAGACGCGGGGGCAGTTGAACCCCTCGGTCAGCACCATGCAGTTGGCGACCCACTGTGTCGCGCCGCTCTCCAGCCGCTCCAGGATCGCCCGGCGCTCCGGCTTGGGCAGTTCGCCGTAGACCACCTCGGTCTTGATCCCCAGCGCGTTCATCGCGTCGGCGAAAACGTGAGCGGCCGAGACGGTCGGCGCGAAGAGCACGCCGGAGCGATCACCCGCGTGATCCAGGATCGCCTGCGCGACGATGCCCGGTGCCATCGACACCTCGAGCGCGTCGCCGAGATCGGCGGCCTGGTAGTCGCCGCCGGAGCGCTTGACCTTGGACAGCTCCAGGTCGGGCACCTCGACGCGCCGCCCGATCACGTCGCGCAGGTAGCCCCGGCGGATCATGAAGCCGATGTCCTTGCGGTACGCGACCGACTCCCAGACCTCCGACAGCTTCGCGCTGTCGCCCCGCGCGAGCGTCGCGGTGAAGCCGGCGGCGATCGCCGGTGCGTCGGCGTACTCGGGTGCGGTGACGTACCGCGCCCACTCCTGTCCGGGGGTGAGCGCTCCGAAGTGAATCAGGATCGCCCGGTAGGTCGGAGCGACACCGTGGTGGCATTCGTCAACCAGCACCAGCCCGATGCGCCGGAGCTGCGCGCGACGCTTCGGCGTGCGCAGCGTCGGCACGCTCGCGACGATGATGTCGGCGGTGACCTGGTTGCGGGCCGCCTGCACGATGCCGACCGACAGGTGCGGCGCGACGGCACGGATGTCGGCGGCCGCCTGTGCGACCAGCTCATCCGTGTGCGCCAGCACCAGCACCCGCCGACCGGGGTTGAGCTTCATCCAGCCGGCGATCAGGTGCGAGAACACGAATGTCTTGCCTGCGCCGGTGGGCAGGACGACGGCGGTACGCCGATCTCCCGCGTCCCAGCGCGTGTGCAGCGCCTCGATGCTCGCGATCTGGTAGTCGCGAAGCTTCAGCATGGTCGACATGCAGCCCCCTCGGCCCTCCCGGTGCGCCCGTTCCGGTGTGTCGTGATGGGCGCAGAGATAGCCTAACAGGAACCTACTAGCTAGGCAACCCCTGTCGCGTACGGGCCGGCTCACCGTCCACAGTGGATCTGAGGAACGCGCGACCGATGTGCTCGGTGTAGACCGGCGGGATCGCCTCGGTCAGTTCCTCGCGCACGTCCGTCCAGTAGATCCCCAGTGCCCACTGCATCTCCGGAACGGTCGCCTTTCCGCCGCCACTGCCGTACGCCGCGACGTACGGACCCTCGCGCACGACGCCGTGCCGCATACCACGCACGTACCCCTGGTGCTTCACGTGCGCCGGTTGCGGCACGGTGAACCCGGAGATCTCGAAGTCCCGGTGACGCTGTACCCAGGGCGGGTCGCCCTTCGGGAACATGTCCATGCACAGGCGCAGGTCGGTCCGGATCAAGCCGCCATGTCCCTGCGGCTGTTCGATCACGTACGGCAGGCCGATCGCGTCCAGCGCTTCGCGCACCTGCGGTACCAGTTGCACGTGATCCCGCCCCCATCCCCGCGAAGCATTGGTGCCGTTCGTCAAGGTGCAACCCTTCTGGCAGGGCGGAGACGAGTGGATCAAGTCGTAACGCCCGTACAGGCCGGGCTGTTTCAGCAGACGTCGCAGGACGTGAAGCGCGTCATCCTCCACGAACGAGTGCGGGTAGTTCGGGCGAGACACGATGTCCACCCCGATCACGTCGAACCCGGCGCGTCGGTACCCGGCCGACGCTCCGCCCGCGCAGCAGAACAGATCAAGTACTCGCATGCCCACAGCCTAACAGGAACCTAGTAGCTCGACAATCCTTATCCGGACCGGGTGATCTAACCGTCCACAGTGGACACGTCGAACCCGCCGAGACGGAGTCGACCGATCGCGAACGCCTCGGCGCCCGGAAGGGGCGGCGCGTCCCGGAACCGCCACGCCATGACCTTCGCGCCGCGCGGACGGTCCGTCCAGACCTCCGTCTCCTCCCGGCCGACCAGCGCGATCAGCAGCGACAGGAGTCCGTCGCCCGGGACGTCGACCTTCGCCGTGACGTGCCAGGCCGCCCCGTCCGGCGTCCGGACGTGATCACCGGCCTCGATCACGTCCCATGCCACCTCAACCCAGGGGTGCGCCGCGTCGGTCACGAGTCCTCGCCCCTCAGTGCGCCCAGGTGCCAGCACCCGTGCATGTTGCAGTAGTAGGACCTGGTGCCGGCCTTGACGGCGTCGACCTCGGCCTGCTCCGGCGTGTCGTACCAGTTCTTGGCGACACGCCTCGTCCCACGAAAGCTGGAGCACTGGCGGGGGAGTTGGTCAACCGGCATGGCACTCACGTCGAACATGTCGGCACACGAGTAGGAGCAGTACAGCCGCTTGATCACGATGAAGTCGAAGAAATTCCGGCACTTCAGGCAACGCCGACGCTGCGGATAAACGTGCGACTCACCTCGCGCACTCACGTTCGACTCTCCAGTGCGTTGATCACTTCGTCCAAGTGGCGCTTGCTCAGGTGGAGCTGAAGGGCGAACGTGCCGACGACCGTCGCGTCACGGCCGTCCATCCCGGGGCCGGTGATCGACTGTGGACGTCGACAGACCTGCGATACGCGCTCGTTGTAGTCACAACCGTCCACACCGCACGCCACGACCGGACCGGGGCGCACGGTTACGCTGTCCCAGTGATCGAAGTCGCCTCGGAAGATCGCCCGGTCGGCCATCTCCGGCGTGACGTCCGGCGTCGTCCGACTCATGGGGCCACCTGCCCGATCAGCGCGGCGACGCGCTCGGCGAGGGCGAGCGTCATGGCGTCGGACTGGAGCGGGGACCGGTGGTCCAACTGGATTCCGGCGTCACGCAGCACGGTGCGTGCTGCGTTCATCCGGTCGTCGTACGCCTTCTGCTCCGGCGTTACGAAGTGCCACCGGTAGTTCGAATCACCGCCGTCGTCCTGCGTGTCGAGACGGAAGCGCGCCTCACGGGGGAACCCGCCGTACTCGTGCTTCACCGTGATCCACACTCGCGCAACCTTCGTGACGACACCGGCGTGCTCGCGCGCCGGCTGACGGCGCATCGGCTCGATCACGATCACCTTGTCCCCCTTGCTCAGCGTGCCGAGCGTCGGCCGTTCGATCTTCTCCATCTCCCACCTCCCTGTTAGCTGTCTACCAGGTTCACTGTAATGGACAAACCTATTAGGTGTCCAGTAGGGTTATGTGAGATCGGCGCGCGGCGTGCCGAAGGTGGAGGTGTGGAGATGGCACGGGTGGCGCAGTACACGGAGCAGGTCAGCTCGCTGGTGACCGAGCCGATGAAGGTCGAGATCGAGCGGCTGGCGGATCAGTACCAGGTGTCACAGGGCGTGGTGGTGCGCCTCGCGATGGAGGGCGACGGACTCAAGAGCGTGGAGAACTCCCTCCGGGGGACCAAGGGACTTCAGCCGATCGGGATTCTTTCCACGTCGGAGGGGCTTACGTCCCCGTTCAGCGGCTAACGTCGCAGCACGTGCATACGAAAAGCCCCGCACCGGATCGTCAGGTGCGGGGCTTCGTCGTACTCAGGCACCGATGTTGTCGGCCGCGTCGAGGTGTTCCGGCAGGGTGTACTTCACGCCGATTTTCGTCACGACGCCGTCCTTGATCAGCCGGCGTGCCGGCTGGAGGGCCGTACCGACGGACGACTTGTTCAGCGCAATGCCCTGCTCCTTGCCGCGCGAGACGATCTGGTCGACGGTCAGGCCGTCCTCGTTCGCGAAGTCGCGCAGCACCCGTACGATCTTGCGCTGGTTGTCGGACAGGTTCTCGATGTACTCAGGCTGCGGCCGGATCGGCTGGTCGAACGGGTTGTACGGCTTCAGCGCGAGGGACGTCATCTCCTGCCCGGTCGTGGGGTGCGGGCCGAGCTTGATCACCTCCATCTGGCAGTGCCACTCCCCGTCCTCGCCCCGGTCCTTCTGCTTGTCGGAGGAGATCGTAAAGGTCATCTTCGCGCGCTCGGACTTCTTCTCCGGCCGATCGACGCGAAGCTCCGAGTCCTGCGCGGCGTCGATGGCCGAGGACCCGCGCGCGTTCCTGCCGTCACGACCGATGTGGTGGACGACCAGGACGCACGCGCCGGTCGCGTGGCGCATCGCCCGTACGGCGTCGGTCAGGTAGCCCATCTGTCCGGCGTCGTTCTCGTTCAGCCCCACCGTCACGCGCGCCTGCGTGTCGATGATGACCATGC